TATCCGTCGCCAGGATCACCGAGCCATCCGGGCAGGTCTGCGTCGCCGGCGGCGGCGGCGGCGGAGGCGGCGGCGGAGGCGGCGGCGGCGGAGGCGGCGGCACGAAGTTGTAGATGAGGCTCAGCAGCAGCGAGTGCGACCGGTAACGGCCCTCGAGCTCGCCCGTGCTGTTATCACCGTAACGGAACGTCGTGGTGTTGAAGAAGCGATACTTCAGGCCCAGGTCGATGTTCGAGCTGACGGCCTTGCGGACGCCGGCGATAACCTGCCACGCGAAGGTGCCATCGCTTTCGCTGTCGCTGTCGAGGTCGAGATCATCAAGGTCATGCTTGATGCGGGCAAGACCGATACCGCCGCCGACGTAGCCGTTCCAGCCATCGTCGTCACCGAAATCGAGCAGGCCGTTGACCATCGCCGAGAGAACGCGGACGCTGCCATCAACGTCGACAACAACCGAGTTGTCATCGATGATTGCACCGTTGATCGCTGCCTCGTCGAGACCAGCGCGCTTCCAGCCCAGTTCGGCTTCGAGGCGGAAGCCACCGAAGTCATAACCGGCAATCAGGTCGGCATCGAAGCCAAGCTTGTGATCAAAAATGACACCGTCATTAACGTCGAGGACGGTCTGACCGTCGTCAAAGTTGAAGTCGAGTTTTGTATCCTCGACCAGCATCGCACCGGCTTCAACACCGACATACCAGGCCTTGTCATGAGCAACAGCCGGAGTAGCCAGGGCGGTCGAAGCAAGCGCAGCCAAAATGGCCAGCTTCCGCATAGAGATATCCCCTTTCACATGCGTTCCATAAGTGAACTGCCCGAACACCTTATGAGAGGGCCGGTTGCCGTGCAAGATTACAATTCTCAATCCTGTTGCCCAAATGCCTCAGTTGGGGTGCAACGTGCATTAGTGCTTTGTAATGTGCTTCAATCAGCCAATCAGTCCGTGCGTTCGGAGCGCCGTCAAAACGGATGCAATTGCTGTCCGGCATTCGGCGTCGACAATGGCGCCACCGCTGGGTTCGGCGATCGCCGGCTGTCGTGGTCCCAGCACCTTCTCACCGTCGACGTCCACGTGCCGGCACCGGACGATGCCTGCCTCCCAACGCCCCATCCGATAGGCCAGCATTTGCCCACTGGATTTGTCGAAGAGCTGCAGGCCTTCAAAGGGTCCGACAAACCTCCAGCCGCCCTCGGTGAAACAGCTCAGGGCACCCTGGTGTTCGCTCCATTCGCCTGACGCACCTGGCGGAATGACGTAGCAGCTGCCAATTTCCGGTCTTGGTGGAGGAGCCAGGGGTCCCGTGCCTTCCACCGTTGGACACAGGAGCATCTCAATCCACTGGATCGCTTCATTGTGAAATAGGTCCCGATGTAGCTGCCCGGGAACCAGCAGCGGGATTGCAAGGCGCGCAGTCTGCTCCATCAATTGCCTTTCAAATTGTGAAGTTGGCGGTGATCGGGCGTGAAAGGGCCCGGGTCCCGATCGATGTGACGCTGATGGTTGCAACCTCGCCGGAAATGGCGGCGATTGCATCAAGATCGAAGGTCGCGCTTGAACCAGTTGTTTCCAGTTCAGTCCGGCTGCCGTGCGTTGAAAGGCTCACCCTGAAGCGCGCCGGTTGCGCTGTCCTTGGGTCAAATTCATCGGACCAGGACCAGCATTGGCGGCTCCGGCCAACCCAGTCCGCGCGCAAAGTGTTGCATTCTCGCCGCAGCTGCAGGTGGCAGGGAGACAGCGGCCGAATTGCTTCACCGCCGACCAGACACTCGGCGGCGGGCCGCGAGGATCTATCTCCAATGCCATTCGCACAGGCTCTTGCAATCGCACCTTCGGCCCCTGGAGGCAGGCTTGTCTTCACGATCGCTGCGCTATCGATGACGAGGAAGGTTTCCCCAGCAGCGTGCGTCGCAGCTGCCCATTCGGTTCCGAAGCATCCCCTCAGCAATTTGGTAAGGCGAAACTTGCCAATTCCAAGGGCTTCCACATGACCAAACTGGATCAGCTCGCCCCCCAGCAAAGCCAGATTGGCACCCATGGCCAGGGCCTTGCGATCGACGTTCAGCAAATATTGTTCGGGATTGATCAATTGCACTGTGACGTCAGACAGATCGTCCAGCACGGCGGGCACCTGGTCGGACAGCGCATTAATGGCCCGGCCCAGGGTAGCGCGGCGCGTCAGCGTTTGGCTTGGAAGCGGCTCTGACCCGAGGACAATATCCACCGGCACCGGCTTCCACTGGCCCTGGTTGGATCCGGCAAGGTAAAGGCTGGTCCTGTCCTCTTCGATAGCTCCCATCGCCGGAAGCTCGAACAGCATCAGTTCGGTTCTTCCGATAGCGACGTCTGCTTCAGCCAAATGACGGCCTGCGTCCGCCGGCAAGCTTGCCACAAGGGCCGCTGCGGGAACCGCTTCGACCTCAATTGCCAGTCCGTCCAGAGTGATGGCCTGCACCTTCAATGGTGCGATCGTCCCCGGTAACAGGATTGCGTCGCCGGGCCTGATCGACATGCGCGAGGGAGGCAGTGAAACCTTCACCGACCGCGCCTTGGCCAGTTCCCGCGCGAGACCCTGTTCGACCAGTTTCTTGGCAATGTTTGCAGTGACGACAGCGGCAAGCTCGGTCCGTAGTTCGCGCTGTCCCGCGCCATAGCCCGAGGCTCTCATCTGGCCCGCCTGGCAATCTCGATCGGGGTCATAGAATGTCAGAACAGCGCTCGACGGAAGCTCCGACGCAGATGCGCGCAATTGCTCGACCCTGGCCTTTGGCTCGCCTGCGGAACATCCAAGCTCGTCGTCGGACAGTGCCCAGGACATGGCGGCCGGTGGGCTCTCCAGCTTGCCGTGCCGGTCGATCAGGTCGGCATCGAACTGTTCGACCAGGGGTTTCACGCATTCTTTGACGGACGATCCGTAAGCGGCGAAGCCCGTTACAGCATCGCTGTCGAGGCAGCTGAGGATACCATCGCTGCAATCGCCCAAAATCTCGCCAATGGTAACCGCATCCTCGTCGGCAACAATTTCGAATGTCAGCATGGGAATGCGGTTGCCGAACTCGGCCAGCTCAAACTCCTCAAAGACCGCCATGGCAATGCCGCGATAAGCCGGCGTCCGGGCGATGGTTTCGACCGAAGCGATCAGCGGATCGATTTCCTGGTCTTGATGGCCAGTCCTGAGACGGAACTTGGTCCTGACCTTGAAGTCTCCCGACGCGCCCCGGATCAGCTTGCCATCGGCCCAGATCCGCCGCACGGCCAGGATCGGGCGCGAAGAGAGAGCCACGGCCAGGCTGACATAATAGCTGCGTGGCGCCGATCCCGATGTTCCCTTGCCGCCCTCCCCGCTCGCTTCTCCTTCGACCATGTCGGTGGACCAGACGACAGTCCCTGCAACCCGCATCGTTCCAAACATCCGCGGGATCGGCGAACCGTAGCTGGACGACTGGACCGAAAGGTCTCCAAGTCGCGGCCCCTTGCCTTTGCCGGAGCCAAGCAATGACCGGTCGATCGACTGGCCGACTAGACCGCCCAGCGCGCCTCCAATCGGCCCGCCGAGCGCGGAGCCGACGGTGCTCAATACGAGTGTCGCCATTCAGACGGCCGCCACGATCTTGCGGCGTCGATAGCTTCCGACCATCGGCCATTCCGGTTCGCCGGGCGTTTCCACGACCTTCCGCAGGCCTGCGTGCGCATGGACGAAGCCATGCTCGGTCTGGACTGCGAAATGCGCCTGGTCGTCGTGCGGTGCCAGGAGCAGCAAATCGCCTGCGCGCCGTTGCGTGGCCTTCACCGGCCGGAAGAACCGCTCGATCAGTTTCTCCCCATCTGGAGTGAGCTTGCCGCGCAGCCTGTAATCGTCCGGTGCCTCCTTGTTCGGGATGTCGTAGGCGCGCAGCACGACGCCAATACAATCAAGGCCGGTGGGGTCTCGGCCTTGCGGACGGAAGGGGGTGCCGACAAGCCCCATGGCTCGCCGCGCATCTGCTTTTGGCATCGTCTAGCTCCCGGAATATCGGGTCAACAGGTCGTTTCCCGGCAAATGGGGCTCACCCCGGAAATTGGCCGCATTGGCAAACCGCTCGGCGCAGGTTTCCAGGCGCTTGTCGCAGCCTTCGATAAGCTCGACCTGCGTGCCTGGATCAATGCCGCACGATGGCAAGTCAATCGCGGACAGCATCGCCCCGTCGATGGAAATAACCCTGGACTTCAGCCCGTTCGCCGCGCCGTCTAGAAAGCGAATAGTGCCAAAGCGAAAACGATCGTCGACCGGCCGGTCGAGCATCACGCTTCCGCCATCCGCAGTGACCACCCTTGCTCGCACGCGGCGTTCTGCCATGTCGATGCGACAGTCGCGGTCGCCGAGTTCCGCGCGGCATTCCGGACTGGTGACAGGGCACACCGGTCTTTCCAGTTTCGCCGCCGCGCCGAGCAACTCGGCCTCAAACTGCCCATCCCTCGCCGTCACCTGGCCCAATGCCCCTTCGAGCAGGACATGCTGCTCCGCATTCGGATCGGTCCAGTCGACGGCAAAGAACATGAGGCTGGCGCCGTCCCAACGGCCCGAAACAATATCGGCCTCGCTGATTGCGGAACTGGTTAGCCATCCGGCCACTTCGCTGGATTTCCCGTCGAGGCCCAATTGGGAATGCACCACCGCGGGTGTCATCCCGGGCGCGGGTTGGAAGCGAACGTCACCGACGTCCAGGGGCTGGTCGTGGCTGGTCAACGCCAGGCCCGCGCCGTCGCTCCGGTCCAGCCGCCAGCAAAAGGCCAGCGTCGTCACCTGGCCTTCGAACATGCTCATGGGATGCGAACCTCGACCAGGGGCACGCTCGGCGCTTGTCCCGCAAGGAATGTCTCCCGGTTGACCTCCAGCCTGTCATCGGCAAACCGCACCGGAACATCGAACAGGAAGCCGGCAGCCACCACAGCCGACCAAGGCGGAGCTTCATCGAAATTCACTTGTCCCAGGGGATCGAGCGCCCACCCTCCGATGCGTTCGTCACCGTCAACCGAAACCCTGACACTGCCGGCCACAGGCATGGTGATGCGCCTCACTTCGCCGCTGCCGTAACACTTGATCAGATCGAAATTTCTCCGTTCGCCATCGCCTTCGCCCAATTGTTGGTCGGCCACGCCGGGAACATCGGTCATTCCGTTGGAGCTATGGTCGAAGGGATCGCGAAACCGGAATGCCACTGCCGGACCGCGCCGTGCCCGGAAGAATGCGATCAGCTCTCCCAGCTCCCGCTCGCCGCGCACGCCCGGTCCTGCGTCGAACCTGAGCCGTGCCTGGCTCCAGTTGGCGTTGCGATATTCATGGCCGCTGGCACTGGTCACGATGTTCGTCGAAAAACCCGGCGCAACGCTGGCTTCGGCTCCGATCGCAATCGGAAAATCCACATCGTCGAAGGCTTGCACGTCATGCTCCTTGCCAAGCAGGGTCACGCCGTATCGCGTCCATTGCGGAAGTGCCCAGATGAATGTCTTGGCGACGCCCCGCCAGCCTGCTTCACGCGCGGCGGCAATGATTGCGTGCCATTGTTGACGCTCCTCGGCCGCGACGACGAACCCCGAAAAATAATGCTGGTCGGCAGGCCCGTAACCGAGCCGCTGTTCGACGATTTCATAAGCTACGCGACGCAGCGGGGGACGATCGCCGGTCACCCACTCATAATCCTCCAGCTGGATCGCATCGCAATGTGGCTTTGCCCATCCAATCGGCAGGTTGGCGCGCCGGACTTCCGGTATTTTCGGATCCAGAATGCCAGGCAGGTAAGCGAGCAAATATCTCTTCATGCTCGGCGCAGTTGTCTCCGCCGCTGCAAAGATTGCTCCGGTTGACGCCGCCAATATTGCCCCGGCATGGTCGAGCAAGGCCTTTTGCTCGGAATTCAGCGCTGCCCGCACGTCGGAAATGGCAACCGGATTGCCGCCTAGCCGCCCCAGGGCCGCATCGTCGTAGCAGCAGATGGCGCCATCACTTCTAACCCACCACCAGGGCTCGCCGATCTGGAGCCGGGGCTGCAAGCCGGTATCAACGGAAATCGCCACCAGCTCGGCGGCAATACTTCCCAGATAATCCATCGCCTCGGCATTGGCCGGCGACAAAAGTACCGACGGCGGATCATAGGCTGTCAGCGCCGGACTTCCGTCACCTGCCCGCTGCTTCCATCCTTCCGGGCAGAAGCTATCGAGCAGTTCGTAGCTCAAAGACCAGATCAGCTCGAACCCATGTTCTTTCGCGGCCTGCGCAAAAGCCCGATGCCACTCGCGCGCCGCCCGGCACATCCCCTGGCTTGCGTCGATCAGGC